CGTGAGTGCCTTCAGCGTGGCTCCGCTGTAGAGGCCACCACGAGCCGCAGCACTGTCCTGTGCCGTCTTGACGCCCTGGTTCAGACCGAATTGATAGCCCGGATCGGTCGCAACGCTGCTGCCGGTGAAGGGCTTGTTCAGTGATCCGTAGCCATCGGCCGAGGTGTTGCCGCTCAAGCCAAGAAGGTCGGACATGCGCGAGAGCGCGGAATACCCAGTGGTGCGGTATGGCGCTTGGTCGGATCGTGTCTGGTCATACTGCGAATTTTCCAGGGCATTGGCGCTATCCGCCGCGTGGGTCTGGGCGCTGGCGGCCTTGTTGGCAGAGTAGACGGAGGCTGCTGCACCGACGCCCGCCGCAGCGAGTGCGAGGCCGCCAACACTTGCTATCGCGAATGGCATATCAATCCTTCCTGATGCACGCGATGAGCGTGATGCGGTCGTAGGCCGTATCGTTCGTCACCCAGTGGCTCACCGAGTTGTCGAAGGTGTAGACATCGCCCGGCATGGTTTCCAGTTCGTCGCCGCCCTCGAAACAGAACTTCTGACCCGGTGCGCTCTGGATCTGGATCGCGAACTTCTCGTAGTGCTTCGCGTGCCATCCGTTATCGACATGGGGACGTACCGCGCCACCGGGCGGAATGCGGGTGATCAGGATTCCGCCGAGCTTCGTCCCGGCGACTGCGGAAAAAAGTGGCATCACCAACTCACGCACGGGCAAGACTTCGGCAGCCGGATACCAAACCGCGTCATGCGGCTGAGACTTGTCCTCGACGCCTTGGCCTGCGTAGCGCGCCCAAATGTCGGAGACGCCGTGATGCGGGCTGTCGGGGTGCTCCGTGCGGTCGGTGTGCTGGTTCCACAGCTCCGGGTGCTGCTGAAGTGCCCATAGCATGGGTGCGATGTTGATGCCCTGCCCGAGGCGTTGAATGCGGCTCACAGCTGGCCCCTCGACACGCGCGCGTCTCGCTCAAGCATCATCTCGTCGGCGATCAGGGCGCATTCCGCACGAGTGCGCGCAACCGTGTTGTCGCGAGTCGTTCCGGGGTGCAGGCTCATGCTCACCGCCGAGGCGTAGTACATGTCCCACGCCGTTCGACGCATGGTGTTTTGCATCTCTTGTGCTTCGGTCATGCTGCGGTTCCAGAAATCGGGTTGAACGGCACGTCATCAGTGCACCGAACCTCGATGACGACGTTGCGTCCGCTGTTCAGACGCTTCCACTGAACGGGCTTCTTGAAGTTGCCGAGCGCACCCACTGAACGAGTGCGCCAAATACCCCAGTTCGCCCCGCCATCCACCGACATGCGCATGGAGACGTTTCCGCCCGTGCCGCGGTCGCATTCGAGTGCAAACGTGCCGTACTTGAAGCGATCGCGCGTGGGGGACGCGGCGGTGGGCATGATGCGGTGACGCGACAGCGGGTCGCCAGCGTTGTTGGAGACGGTCGGGTCAAGCCGATAGAGCTTTCCGTCCGCTGCGCCCAGGAGGTGCTGGTTGAACGCGAACAGGTGATGCGTTCCGCGATGGGGGGCAAACGCGCCATTCACCAGCTCGGCGCGCTCGTGCCAGAGTTGCGTCAGCGCGTCATAGACGAGCGTCGTATCGAGGCCTGGGACGTTCAGGCAGTAGTACTTCGAGGATTCGCTCTCGTAGGTGTACGCCGTCGCTCCCGACAGGTCGAGGCCGGTGAACTTCTCTTCGATGGCTCGTGTCGAAATCGGGACGGGCACGTAGCCCCTGAGCCTGTAGACCTGACCCTGCCCGCGCGATGACGATGACAGCCAGTACACCGAGCTATCGAGCTTTTGCATCGAAAACTCCGACGCAAGACCTGTCTCGATCGCCACACCTTGGTTTCGTGTGAAGACGTTGGAGTCGCCAGAATCAAGCCAGTCCTCCATGCTGTCCGTGCCGCCGAACAGGATCTCTCGGTGATCGACCAGCAAGCCCACCAGGTTGTCCGGCGCGCCTTCCGCGCTTGCGAACGACAGTGGATCGATCGTCGTTGCATCGCCGATCGCCGTCCAGCCAAACTCCTGCGAGTTGCGCATCACGAAAACGATGTATTGATTGATGTAGTCGATCCGGGCCTTCCCGTCGAATGGCTCGCTGGTAAGAACGTTGGTCGCCAACGTCAGCACATACAGGATCTGCGCGTCCGAGATGCAGAGTTGCGTCGTGTTGTTGGTCATACCGACGAAACCTGTGCTGCTGTTCAGCGTGCCGCGGGTGGTCGATGTACCGTCTGCGTTTAGCTCGTATAGGCCCGATCCGCTCACGACGAAACTGCGGCCATTGACGTTGATCGTGCCGCGCACGGGGCCACTGGCGAACGTATAGGCCGTGACCAAGCCGGCAGTGTCTTTCAAGCGCCACACGGCGCGCTCGTTGCCGGGCTCCAGCGGAACAGGCTCGAGATTGACCGACCGTTGCAGGTCAGCATTTTTCGAACGTAGTTGATGTGATGGGCCGACAAAGGGGACAGTCATGGCTGTATCCCCTTGTTGGTGAAGATCGGGTGCGGGATCTGAGTGGCTCCAGGCAGCGAGGCTGCTTGGGATACCTGCACCGTCGCCTGGAGGGCCGTGGCGTTTGCGTTGACCGTCTGAGCAACAACGGAGACGGCGTTTTGCGCGTCAATTGCTGCCGTGCTGGATGACGAGACGGTGGTGGTAATGTCGCTCAGCGTCGGGCCGTTGATCCCGCCCAATTGCCCATTGAATACGTAGTTCATGACGTCGTACCAGTCTTTGCGGACGAGCACCGTTCCGTCGTCCTGAACGTCTCCGAAAGGGACTCGGATCGATGGCAATTGGTACTTGATGCGCGTCCGAGAAAGAAGCCCGGAGCCGCCGGCGTACTGGTTCGCTGCTTCGAGCAGGCCGCACTGAATCGTCGCAGTCGCCGCGCCCTGCTTCTTGGCCGTCACGCTGCGCATGAAGCCGAAGGCAATGGAGGCGCTCTGCGTGGCCATCAGAAGATTGCCCCGTAGCTGTCCGCGCTCAAGGTGTGCGAACCCTGAGCGGCGTAGACGTCTTCGATGATCGTTGCCAGCGCCGAGTTGTTCGGCTGGCCCGTGAGCACGATCGCCGCGCCACCCAAGGTGGCCGACACCTGGAACGTGTCGGTCGTGGCGTTGACGACGAAATACACCGTGCCCTCGGCCAACGGAGCCGGGACAGTGCCATTGAAGAAAACGACCTTGGTTCCGTTCGCCTGGCCGTGCACAGGGGAGCGGATGTTGTTGCTTCCCGTGTCGACCACGTAGAGCAATTGCGCGCCGCCGTTAGCCGCATAACCCACATATGTTCCAGCGACCCAGAAGCCGAACCAGCGAACGGTGGTGGCCGGCACGTCGAAGGTGACAGCAGCGCTCAGGGCACGCGAGCCACCAGCCGCCGCGGCGAAGGCCACAGCCTTGCGAGCGTAGGCGGGTGTGCCTCCAGTGACCTCATTAGTGCCAGTCAGGCCCGGGAAGGCGGTATGCAACGAGCACGCGTCGGGCGTGAGCGCGTTCAACATCGTATTTTTCGCGGCGACGGTGAAGCTCATCACGCACTCCTGACGATTCGGCCGCGGCCACAGATGCTCACGCCGCGCTGCTGGAGACGCCCCGCGCTGTAGGCCACGCGATGCGAGCTCACATTGAGCCGATCGACAATGGATCCGTACTTCGACTCCCACGCGGCCATCTTTGGGGACTCGGCGAAGAAGTCGGCCGACTCGACGAGGCAGGCGTAGATGAACAGGTCGTCTGCGTTCTGATACAGCGAGTTCCCCGACATCGTGGCGTCCGTCAGGAAGGGGAGCCGAGCGAAGTAGCGGCCCTGAATGACGGCGGCGTCAGCCTGTGCTGGGTAGAACGTCAGCGAGTTGCCGGCGCGCGCGAAATACAGATCTGTGCCATTGGCTGACGCACCGTTGTCCGCCCAGTAGTCGCGGATCACCGTCTCGCTCACCGGAATCAGCGCTTGGCGCCCGAAATGGACGATGGATGCACTCTCGAAGTCGGCCGGCAACGGGGCGAGGTTGTTCGTCACCACCGTGGCGCCGGCGAAGTCAACCTCATTCCAGCGTGACCTCACATCTCGGTAGATTCGCTGCTGCGCCACTGTCAGCAATTGGTCGAGCGAGTCCGTCGACAACTCCGACACTGTCACGTCGTCGCCGTCGAGAAGACGCGTGATAGCGACATATAGCGCGGAAAGGGTCGTGTACTTGCTGGCCATCAGCGCACGCCCTTGATGATGACGTGAGGGTCACGCACGGTCGGCGCACTCAGCAGCGCCTTGAACTCTGGGTCGCGGAGCTTCTTGTTCATGTACTCGTCGAACTCCGCCGAGCCAAGCTGGTGGCCGCATTCGAGATGCCATTGCCACATGACTACCATCGGAATCTCATGCGTCTCGCGATAGAAGCCGGTCGGCGAGCTGGCGTCGAATCGATGGTCTCGGCCACGTTGGTTTCGATCCAGGATCGACTGGCAGTCCTGATATTCGGTGACGTGGAGCGTCCCATCCGTTTCAAGGTGGAGCGTCGTGTTGGTGATGCCGCCGAGGTTGATGCGTTCGGTCATGTGAAAGCCACCGTGTGGGGAAAGACGTTTGCCTGGTTCGCACTAGCGCTCACGAACACGTAGTTCGGGCCCGGCTGCAGCGTCACCGTGCAGGCGCCGAGCGTCACGCCCGACTGAACGCCCACCAGCGGGAACGATCCGCCGCCGGAGCCGTCAGCGTTGAGCGGCTGCACGCTGATCGTCGTGGCCCCGGCCGCCGTGTAGTCGCCCACGATCGTCACGACCGACGTCTGCGGGTAGTGCGCCTCCAGCCATACGAAGTACGTCTCGCCGTTGCCCGAACCCGGGTAGCTGTAGTTCTGGCTCACCGGGAAGTTGGTTCCCGACAGCGCCGGCCAGAGCGCGCCGTTCGTCAACTCGGCCTCGTTGCCCACCATCGCGAAGCCGCCCAGCGTGCAGGGCACGACATGGCGGGCCTGAGGGGTCGTCCAGGGCTGGGTCGCGGCCACGAGGCCCTTGAACTTCGGCGACTGGAGCGATGGGTCAGTCGTGGGCGTGACCTCGGCCGCGCTGGCGCCGAGGTTGAAGCACCCCGTTGCGGTGTAGGTGCCGGTGCCGCACTGATACCAGCCGACCGCGCTGAAGCCCAGCTCGGCAAAGCCGCGCACCCACTTCGTGATGGACGCGGCGATGCGCGGGTCGGCATTGGCGGCGTTGGCAGCGGTCTGGGTCGGTGTCGGTTGACCGCCTGGGCCGAAGGTGTCCAGGCCGATTTCGTAGCCCAGGACGTCGAGGCCCTGTGCCTTCACCCACGAGACGAGGGCTGACTGCGAGTATGTGGCGTAGCAGACGCTGGCCATCTGGTCGAGCTGCGCCAGGAGGTCGTCTGTCGTCTGCGGCGTGTTGTTGGTGCCGGTGTAGCCGAACCCGGAGTTGACCGCCCCGCTCGTGGACAGCGTGAGGTAGCCACCGACGGCCACGGCCTTCAGGCGGTCGGACAGCTTGACGCCCGGGAACTGCGCATTCAGGAAGCCGACGACCTTGTTCTTGGCGCCGAACGTCCATTGCGCCGACTCGCCAGCGCCGGCTTGCAGGGCCAGCAACGGGTGGCAGTCGCTGGCCTGGCGGCCGACGGCGGCGAAGGCGTCCTTGACCAGCTTGGCCATCTGGAACACCCGCCGGTAGTGCCACATCGACGAGAACTTGAAGATGTCCGAAATCTGGCCGCCGGTGAAAATGCCCGCCGTGCCGTTCAGCGCCAGGAATCCCGAAGACGTGGCGATGACCGTCGAGGCGGCGACGGTGCCGCCCGTGCTGGCCTGCGCGCACGGGTAGGTCACGGTGAACGCGTCCACCACGGTCATGACGCCGGAGGCAGTGAAGCCCACGTAGGAGGCGCCCGCGCCAACCAGCAAGGGGACGTAGGCCGTGACGCCCGTGGCCAGCCCGTGGCCCGACCCGCCCAAGAACACCACCGTCGCCGTCGTGCCGTCGCTGGAAAAGGTGGACAGGTGGCAACCGCCCGCGTAGGTGCGAACCCACTCGGTGGTGGCCGTGGACTGGAACGCGATGGCCTCACTCATGCCAGCGTAGCCCGCCTTGCGGTAGTTCCAGAACGAGCCACCCGTGTTCCAGCGTTCGTTGGACAGTTCGAACCGAGCGATCTTGCCGGTCGCCAGGTTCTGCGCGACGTACGTGGCGAACTGGGTCACATAGTCGTCGCTCGCCATTTCCGGCAGGTTGAACCAACCCGACTTGCCGGCCGTGTTCATGAGCAGCACTTGCCACTCGAGCGGCATGCCTGCGCGGTAGCCGTTCGCCTTGTGCAGGTTGGCCTTGGCCGGGGTCAGTCGGTCGGACCAGTTGACCGTATCGATCCAGGTGTTGGCCGCCGTCACGTAGTCGCCGTTGGCCACCACGTTGTCCATCATGCGCATGTACGCGTACGGCGCTGCGGCGTTCACCAAGTCGGTGTGGAAGACCGGGGGCGTGCCGCCGCCGCTCACGAGGCTGCGGATCGTCGGGTCGTAGGTCGCCAGCGCAGTCACGCCCCCATCGAACTCGAGGCCGAGCGCGGAGCTGCCAGCGGTGTAGGTGACGAGGAACTCGCCCGCGCCGGTGCCTGCGTTGTAGGTGTTGCCGGTGATCGTGCCAGTTGCGCCATAGCTGAACGTGAGCGTCCGCTGCGCCGAGGCGGTGTAGCGAATCGTCCAGGTTCCGGTCACGCTCGGGTCTTGCGCGAGCGCACCCTCGGCTACCTTGTAGGCGAACGCCGCCGTCGGGAGCCCCGTCGACAGGTCCCGGTTGGCCAGCGGGAGCGACGTGGTCAAGCCAGAGCCGGCGGTGTAGAAGTCACCGGCAGCCACGACGCGATCGTTGTAGACGCGCATCGTCGTGAACGAGTTGTCGCCCGGAGTGTTTTGGCCCACCTCCATCGGCGGCGTGTAGACGACGTAGGGCGGGCAGACTGCGGTGCAGCTTGGGCCGGGAACCGACACTCCCAGGTTCGTCGCGATCGGCGTGATGACGACGGTCGCGCCCGCATCGGCGGGAACGGGTTTGTAGGGCCAGGTCTTGGCCGCGCCGTTGACCGCGACGCTGTACGACAAGACCGCGGCCGGCACAGACAGCACGGCACCCGAAGTGACTGTGATAACTGACCCGATCGACAGCAGCGAGATCGTCGGCGCGGCCGTCCACACGGGTGCGACAAAGCGCCCCGTCAGGGCCATTGCGGCGGCGAAGGCAGACAGGCGGATGACGTTGCTCATGGCGTTCAGGCGGCGAAATACGCTGCGACGTCCACGCCCAGCAGGCAGACCCAGTCGCTCGTCGCGCCGAGGGTGGCCGCGAGCGACCAGGTCACGGCGCCGGACGTGTCGATCGACGCGAACTGCGGGCCGGCGGCTCCGGGGCCGTAGACGTCTCCGATCTGCGAGTTCGGAGCCGCCTGTCGATCCGTGCGCCCACAGTTTTGGATCGTGTCGACGAACGAGTAGCCGATGTTGGTGCTGGACGCAGACGCCTGGATGCCGGCGGCCGATCCGTTGAGACGCGTCTGGATGTTGTGGGCTGTCGCGCCCGTGTTGAACACCATGTTCCCGCGCTGGCGCACGAAGCCGTTCTTGCCGAGCGGGTTGTTGCCGAGGGCGACCTGCGCCATCACGATGTTGGAGCCGGTCGTGTTGGTGTATGCCGCGCCCGTCGTCGCGGAGAAGGCCGTCGGCGCGCTCGGAATGGCGGGCAGGTTGGTGCCCGGCGTGTAGGTGTTGTTGTAGACCGTGCCGGCCGTCGTGCTGGACATGGACGTCCAGTAGAAGCCTGCGGCGTTCGCGCCGGTGAGGCTGTTGGCGGGGTAGTAGCCGTAGAACTCCGTCAGCCCCGCGACCAGCGCGGTGCCAGTGATGGTCAGGGCGCCGTTGGCGCCGACGGTGCCCGCAGGCATCAGGACGAGGTGCGTGCCGATCGAAAGGGCCGACGGCGGGGCGAAGTCCACGTTGGACGCGCCCGCGACCGCGGAACCTGCACCATCGCCGATCAGGGGCTTGGTCGTGGCGGCGATGGTGCCGCTCGAGCCGGCGACACGCTCCCAGGCGCCCAAGGCCGGGCTCATCACTGCGAAGTCGCCCGGCGAATATGTTTGGGTGTCGAGCGTCTGGCTGCCCGTTCCGATGCACACGAGGAAATTTGCGCCGCTTGTCGGATAGACGCCGTTGGCCGGGACGAACGTCGTCACGCCATCCGGCGCGGTCGCAACGTTGGTCGTCAGGTTCCACGAGCCGAGCGCGGACATCGTCGCCGTGCTCGAGTTGCCCCCCCCGCCGCCTTGGGTAGGGGCCGTGTAGGGCGTGATGGTGTAGTCCACGCTGCCTCGCATGGACGTGATCGACAGCACGTCTCCGGACAGGAACGGCCCGACGGTGCGGGTGTCGCTGAAAATGGTGCTGTACTTCTGCAGGCCGGCCGCGGACATGATGCTGACGCGCCCCTGGTTCCCACCAGTGGCTGAGAGCGTGATGACGTCAGACTCCGTCAGCGTGGCGGAAGCCGTGCTCCCTTGGGTGACGGTAGTCATGGCATCCCCTTCAGAGCAGTGCGAGCATCAACGTGGCCGTCGTTCCGGCCGCCTTGATGCGAGTGGGCGAGATCCACAGCCACGTTCCCACCGGGACGGCGCTGAATACGATGTCCGTGCCGCCCATCGTCGCGGTGATGTTGCCAGTGCCTCCCACGTAGATCGCCCGAGGGCGCGTGGGTAGGTCGGTTCCATCGCTGGGCGTGACTGCATAGCCCTGGTCGATGTTGCTCAGTAGCGTGGTCATGACATCAGGCCGGGCACAGGCCAGCGGTGACGCAGCCAGTCGCGGCGGTCATGGTTCCCGTGAACACGATGCCCACGCGGTAGCCGGCCGGCACACGCTGGTTCGCGGCGGTCAGCGCGAGCACCTGGTTGGTCGCCGCAGTGCCCTTCAGGTTGATCGTGCCGCTGTGCAGGGCCGTACCGGAGGCCAGAGCGGTGCCGCTGGGCGCCATCCAGACGACCGCTGTGACTGCGCCGGCGTCAGTGCCTGCGACTTCGACCGATGCCAGGAGCGATTTCAGGATGTAGTCGCGCGAGGCGACGACGGAAGGGCCTGACAGCGTGGTCGGCTGCCACTGCATGTCGACGAGGACGAATTCGCCATCGCCGCCGCCTGCGCCTTGAAGGCCGGCCGAGCCGTCGGTGTTCTGCTTGATATCGATGGGCATTTGGGTTCTCCTGTCGCCAGGGGAAACCCCCGGCTCTACTTCGATTTGCCTCGCGAGGGTTCGGTGAGGGTTCGCTCTTCGCTCCACCCCAAGAACAGCCGCGCGCGCAGCGTGTTGTGCGAAATTCCTAGCTCTTCAGCCCATTCCGCAGTGC